AACATCTAATTTGTATGCTTCTATTATGTCTTTGTCTAAATTCTTAAATGCTTTCTGAAATGGCTTTGTAAAGAATAAACTTGGTTTGATTCCTTTGTTGTAAATACTTCTTGCAATCATAAATTGTAAAGACTTTCTTGATATGAATTTACCATCCTTACCTCTTACTCCTTTTAACCCTTTTCTTACTATCCATTTATCCATCTTACTTGGAGGTGGCATTTTGTTTGTATAAGCATAAGGTGTATTGTATTTCTTCTTTATACCACTTACACCCTTGTCTTGAAATATACCATAGTCCTCCATTAGAAAGCTCATAGAGAAACTATTTGGACTTACGTTTAAGTCATAGTCTAAACTATTATAAAGTGCCTTAGAACTATTCTTTTTGCCCTTTGTTAGATTCGTTCTTGATTGTTGAATAACATACTTAGCAAATCTGTTCAGCTCTTGTTGTACGTTCTTTAACATATATTGATATCGTTATTTACAAGCACATCAAAAGTCATTGCCCATCCAGCCATCTCATTCTCAAACCTATCATAGAAAGGCTCTAAACTTGGATTGCCATCTAACTGATATAAGTCTTGGTGTAATGTACCTCCTCTTAAAACTTGTGCTAGTTTATTAAGTACTGCTAATTGTGTGTTAAGTATATCTTGCTCATTATCGTTACCTACAAAAATATCTACTACTGCTTCTTTTGAAACGTCTACAATATCCATAGACAAAACAGACATACTAAAACGCAATACATTATCCTCGTTATTTACATTATTTACAATGATGTGCGATAAAGGAAATATAGTCTGTTTAGACAAATCAATTTTAGTGATGTCTCCAGTTGTTACTGTATTAACATTTACATCTGCTAAGAGCTGATTCTTTATTGTTTCTGTTACTTGATAAAACCCTTTCATTAGAACTTACTTTTTATTTGTTGTGATTCCAACTCTGCTTTCTCTTTTGTGAATGATAGAAAAGTAAAACATTGATGTATATTTAATTTAGTGATATCTTCAAACTTTCTAACATCTCCTCCAGCGAGACCATAAATTGATGAGTACCATCCCCATTTTGCTCCGAAATTAGCTGCTCTTGAATAATCTCCATTTCTACTTGATTGCTGGAATAAAGAATCGTATGCTTCGATAACTCTATCCCTAAATTGTAGAAAAAAAAAAGACTGCCTATTGCTGCACCCAATGGCATAGCTTTCATCTTATCTGAATCACTAGCAGTATATTCTTCTATGTTATATTTACCAACCTTATTTGTTACAATTGGTCTGTATAATACGTTCATTGCTATATGCATTTTTTGCCAATCAGATGCATTACCATCTAAGTCTACATACTCTCCTAAAGACATTTCATCTAAGTCTGGTATAAATCCATACTGAGTACCATTTAAAGAAAACTTGTCAATGTGTGTTGGTGTTTCGTTTAACATCTCTGTTAAGATATCCACTATTGCTTCAACACTTGACATCTTTAATTTATAACTATCAGATAAAGGAATACCACAAAAGATTTCTATCATTTTTGCATTTAAGAAACTACCCTCTTGATTTTCTTCTGCTACTTTTAAGAACTTCTGATATTGTCCTAAAGTAATCTCATTTAATGATGTTGGTACGTTTATCTCTATATTCATAATTATATAATACTTTTTTGTTAATGTTTTATAAAAAAACCCTTACAATTTTCATAGGCTTTTGTGAGTAGCAAATAATGATTAGGTTTTGTTGGCTTTGCAATCCTTACTTCCTTTCCAGTTTTGTGGTGTATAAAGCACTCTACAAATGCAATCATCTGTTCATTTCCCATTTATCTTATAAAGTATTTACCAGCATTTGGATTCTTTAGTTGAGAAGATATTGCATAACGTGCTGCATCTACACAATGATTGAAAGCATCAATAGGTTTATTAATAGTATTCCCTTCTCTGTCTTTCATCCAAGTATAAGACTGCAACTCTTTTATTAGATTCTTACTTCTGCTAGTTACAAAGATTTTGTTCTGATTGATTAGATTAATACCATATACAATTGAGTCTTTACCCTTTGTACAAGGTAATATCTTATGTCTGTAACTTTTTAACTCTGCAATAGATTTAGGCTCTGCACTATCTGCATATATTATCTCTTGTATATTGTTTTGCTTTAATAAATTTGATATGTCTATGTTTAGTAATTTCTTTTGGTATATTACCTCATCAAAGATATAAGCATCATTGTATTTGTATAAAGCTACTAATGTAGATGGGTCTGCACTATAACCAAAGTCCATTCCATAACACAATAACCTTGCTTCTTCTGGTAGTGTTATCTCTTTCCAATCTGGAATACATACACCTTCTAAACTTCCTATTTGACCAAGTCCATATACTTTCCACCAGTTGCTCCAATACTCTGAATCCTTTGCTTTGTCTTTTGCACTCTCTATATCCTTTACAATCGTTTCTGGTAGAGCTTCATTGTCTTTGTATGTTAATGTAATAAAGTCTGCATCATCGTTGCCTACAACTTCTTTATGTGCCCAAAAATTAGCAGTTGGATTAAAGTCAATCCATATATCTCCAGATGTTCTTATACTTAATTGTGTGTATGCTTCAAAAGGCACATTGTTTGCTTCGTTTACATACAATACATTTCTTCTAGCACCACGCAACTTATCTGGTTGTTCAACACTAAAAAACTCTATGTAACTACCATTTGTAAATGTGTACTTTAAAGACGACCTATTCCATTGATTATCTCTAAACCTATTGGTTGCTACCATAATCTTTAGAAAGTCTTTCATAGCTCCTCTACGAAGATGTGGTATAGATTCAGATACTACACTTGTTTCAAGCATAGGTGTTCTTATGCATCTATCAATAAGTATAGGTAGTATACCAAATGTTTTACCAGCTGATGTACCACCTTGAATTACTTTTTTTCTTTTCTGTAACTTGTAAAGTTTCTTTATTGCAGTTGTAACTTGAAACACTAATCTAAATCAAATAAAGGTTGTTCTGATGTAATTGATATGTCTTTTGTTTCTTTTGGTTTACCAGCATAATAGTTATAAAACATTTGAACGTATTTGAAGTTCCCTTCTTCAACTCCTTTCTCAAGTGCTTTAAATGCTTTTGGCTCTAATGGTGTAAGTCTTTCAATCATCTTAACTTCTTCAGCTTTAGATGGTCTACCTCCTTTATTACCTTTAGTTCCTTTATTATTTGTTCTTCCGTCCATAATCAGTTTAAATTAGTTTACTAATTATATAATAAAAAAAACCTAACATTTTATTGCTAGGCTTTAAATTAATTTTCTTCTTCTTTATCTTCTTTTTCTATAAAGATACTTGGTAAAGGCTCATCTTTATATTTTTCATAAATTATATCTTTCCAGTCTTTCATAATTTCTATTTTTAAAATATTGAATCCATTAACACCACTTGTTTAGCCTTTCTAAGTGTTGGGAAAGATGCTAATATTTGTCCATTTCTTTGCACTATCCAATCACCATCAGCTTTACTAGTACCATTGTTCTTGTAGGTTCTTGCTCTGTATAATTCATAAACTCCACACTCTGAGTTGTAAATGTTCCCATCTTGGTCTATGTCGTATGTTTTGATAAATTTCATAATTTCTATTTGTTTAACACTTCAAAGATACAATACTATAAGACTTTTTAAACAATATAAAATGTTAAAATTTTGTTAAAATTTATATTTGTAATCCAATTACTGTTAGTATAATTGATAATGCTATTAAGGATGCAACTAAAAAAAAGGTAATCAATCCAAGTAGTGTTGTTGATTTATTCTTCATCTTTATATTTATCTTTTAGTGTTATAAAGTGATAATCTGTCTTGCTTAATTTCAAATCTATTAAGTCTTGCATAACGTGTTCCCTTTTTATACAAGGAGGTAATTTATCAACCAGTTGTTGTAGTTTCTGTATTAGTTTCTTTTTGTACATATTATATTAATTTATCATTTAGTTGTTCAATCCATTGTCTTAATCTTCTTTTATTACAAGTGCAAGGCTCACTATACTTATGGTTAAAATACTTTGAATGTAGTTTACACATTACTTTAAAATCTTCATTTGACATTGTTGACGTCATTCTTTGTTTAACACCATTCCAGATAATTTTATCTTCTACCATAATTGTTTTAGTTTATAATAATCCTTTGAATAAATGCTCTATAACATTAACAGTCCATCCATCTCCTATAAGACCAGCTGCTTGGTTTCTTGTTAAAGATTTAGTGTATCCTTCTGGTATGTTCTGCAATCTCTCCAACTCAGTTTGGTTAAGCACTCTATTTTTAAATATGTTTAAATCTTCAGTTTCAAAAACAATATTAACAAACCCTTTCTTTCTCCATCTTCTAAACCTTTTCCAATTTGTCTTTTGTGGTCTACTTTCACTTTCTAATAAACAATATGCTTTTTTCTTAGTTGTGTATCCACTTGTTAAAATATCTTGAAGATTACAATTAGTATCTTTAGGCAACCCAAAGTTCTGAGGAATATTAGTCCAATACAATCTGTTTCTCATCTGAGCTGATACAGCTTTTGAGTTTATATTTATTGGCTGAACACCAAGAAGATTGCTTATTATGTCTTGATACTCTTTTTTCATCTTTACATTCTCAAGTAAAAAATACTTAGGCTTTGTTTCTTCTAACAATCTAACAAACTCAAAAAACAAACCAGACTTCTCTCCATCTAGTCCATTTCTTTGCCCATTCCATTGAGCATTACTAAAGTTTTGACAAGGACTTCCACCAATCAATAAATCAATATTCGGCAAGTCACTACCTTTTACATCAAGAACACTTCCAATCTGTTTTGTATTGGGATAGTTTTCTTTAGTAACTTTAATAGCTTCTTCCTTTATCTCTGATGCAAAATAGTTATTTACTTTAAATCCCAAGTTATCAAGTGCAATCTGCCCACAACTCATTCCGTCAAATAATGATAATACATTTATTCCTTCTACCATAACTCGATATGATTTAACTGCTCTTGTCTTTCTTTACACTTACAATCTGGATATAGTTTCTTCCATATCCATTTGATACCAGTATAGTATGTTATACGTTCAATAAGGTTTCCTAGTTTCATTCTTTTATTCTTTTAGTTTTTCTTTTAATTTATCTTTTACCTTTCTGTATGTATTGTATAAGGAATGGTAGGTTATGTTTGTTTTCTTTGATAGTTCTGTTATACTGTATTCATCTTGAATTAGATTGTAAACCTTTCTATCGTACCAATGTAATTTACTAAGCTCTTGTTCAACAGAATCATTTGCATCATAAAAATCAATATACTCTCCAGATTCTAAATCTAATACTAAATCTAATGATATTTTGTTTTGTTTCTTCTGCTTATTCTTCATTTGTAAAAAGGTAGTGCGTAAAGTTAAGTAAATATAATAATAGTTTACTTCATCTCCGTAGGCTATGTTTAAGCCCTTTTTAAGCATCTTACCAATAACAAGATACATATGAGAAACAATGTCCTCAGCTTCTTCTCTATTGCATCCGAATTTTAATGTGGTGTTTATCCACTTATTATGAGATTCAAATATCTTCTCTAACATAGTATTGTGTTTGCAACAAAGTAATAAAAATAATTGTAATTTTATTATATGTTAATGTAATTTTATTAACACTTTTAAAAAGGGTATAGCTACCCTCAGTACATAGAAATATATTTTTATTTGATTATCTCTCAACGTTTATGTATGAATGCATACACAATGATAAATAGTTACTAAATAAACATATAATTATATAATACTTTTAAAATGACATTTTACAAAATTTACACAACTATTTTTAAATTAATTATCTTCTCCACAATTAGAATATATATCACAACTATCTGAAAACATATTAGTTTGAAAATTAGTATTCTTGTGTTTGTCCTCTGGTAATGAATTTATTTTTTTTAAATCAGATATTAACTCATCAGTAGTTCTTCCATTTCTAAAAAAAGTATATTTATCTTTTCCATAAAGAGATTCCATTTCTTTGTTAAAATTAAAATAATTAGGATTGTCTTTATATATTTTAGATAAAACTTTATCAGACTTTTTCCAACAAGTTCTACAATTAGTATTGTAACTTTTTAGGTTAAGTCTAAAATCTTGATTAGACCACCAATAAGAAACTTCTTGTTTTGTCGTTGGTTTTTCTGATATAAAAGGATAAATTAACCCAAGTTTTTTTCTATGCTTATTCATTCTATCAAATTCATCTACTCTAATTCCAATAGCAGTTTTATACTTCTTCCATCCAATACTTTTCATATAACTCTTTATAGGATTTAGTTTCATCTCTCTATTGCAATGTAAAAAGTTTTGATTAGGTATTCCATACTTTTTAATAACTTCCTTGAAAGGCTCTCTATTTCTTGATGCAGTATTAAAGTCTACTACTCTATGAGTGCTACCTACTCTTTCTTCGTGATGAACAACAGACTCAACCCATACAATATCAATATTCCATTTTCTAGAGCATAAGTCTATAAACTTTAAAGTTTCTTCTTCTTCATCTCCAGTATTTGCAAAAACAAAAACAATATCATATTCACTACTCTTATTATCAAGCATCCATTTAGCCAAGTATGCAGATGTTTCTCCACCACTAAAACTGATTAATAATTTTTCTTTTTGTTTCATATTTTTATATTTAATTACCAGTGCATACCCTCCATTGATGTACTTGATTCTATTACTTTACATTCATCTTTGCTTTTCCAATCCCAGCTTTTCTTCAGTATCATTATTCTTTCAATAAC